TGGATATTAGATGAAGCAGAAGAATTAATAGATGAAGATATATTTGATACTATTGATTTAAGTATTAGAGAAAAAAATGTGCAAAATAGAATTATACTTATACTCAATCCTGTTACTAAAGAGCATTGGATATACAGAAGGTTCTTTGAAAGCAAAGGCGTAGAAGCAGGTTTTAATGGCGTTAAAGGCAATGTATGTTATATACACAGTACATACCTAGACAATAAAGATAATCTATCTACGAGCTTCTTAGAACGTATTAAGACTATAAAGCATAATAACCTTAAGAAATATAATCATAAGATATTAGGCGGTTGGCTAGACAAAGCAGAAGGTGTTGTATTTACTAATTGGAGTATAGGAGAATTTAATCCTGATAATTTACAGACAAGTTGCGGAATGGACTTTGGATTTTCGGTAGACCCTGACAGTCTTACAGAAGTAGCAATAGATAAAAAGAAAATGAAGATATATTTAAAGGAGCATATATATCAGAATGGTTTAAAATCACATCAACTAGCTAAGATAGTATTAGACAAAGTAGCTAATAAATTAATTATAGCAGATAGCGCAGAACCTAGACTAATAGCAGACTTAAAGCATTTAGGAGTAAATATAAGACCAGTAAAAAAAGGAACTATTGAAAGTGGTATAACTAGAATGCAAGACTTTGAATTAGTAATATCTCCTGAATCTACAAATATAGCTAAAGAGCTAAATAACTACATTTACGCTGACAAAGGATCAAAATTATATGTAGATGCTTATAATCACGCAATAGATGGAGTAAGATATAATATAGTGTATCATTTAGACAATCCTAATGCAGGTAAATACTTTGTACAGTAAAAGGGGGTGCCATATAGACAACCCCCAGTTTACGACAAGAAAACAGAAATGAAGCGGCAAATATAATAACTTTAAACTAAATATTAACTTTTTCTATTATATATTATGAAAGTCAAGATTGAGAAGGGCAAAAAGACTAAGGAGTACAAATTAATAAATAGCTGGGAAGATGTAACCTTAGAAAAATGGCTTAAATTAATTGACTTTAATAGTTTGAGCAAAGCAGAAGAAGCACAGCAAGTAATATCAGCATTATCAACAATACCTAAAAAATTAGTTGATGAATTAAGTTTAAAAGATGTTGCTTTAATGATGGAGAAACTAGCAGAGTTACAAGCTGAAAAAAATAGTTCTTTAAAAAAAATAATTAAGCTAGAAGGTGTAGAGTATGGCTTTCATCCTGACCTAGAAGAGATAACGTTAGGAGAATATGCAGATTTAGAAACATTAATAAAGCTAGGACTAGAAAAACATTTGCCTGAAATAATGGCAATATTATTTAGACCTGTTGTAGAAAAGAAAAATGATATATATACAATAGCAGCTTATGATGGTAAAACTAAAATTCGGAGTGAGATAATGAAGAAGATGTCAGCTCAACAAGTGCAAAATGCGCTGGTTTTTTTTTGGATTTTAGGGAGCGAACTATCGCTGATTTTGCCATCGTTTTTGATGCAGATAACGAAGGAAACGAAACAGCAATTGCAAGTGAAAGTCTAGCAGAAAAATGGGGTTGGTTCGGTGTAATGCATAGACTTTGCAATCAAGATATTAGTAAGCTAGAAAGTATAACAAGCTTAAAACTATTAGAATGTCTGACTTGGCTAAGTTATGAAACAGACTTAAATATGAGTAATAAAGTAAGATTAAATGAGCGTAAAAAATAAAACATATAACAACGTAGTAAATACTTTGCTATTAATGGCAGAAAAACATTATGCTATAAAAGCTACATCAGTAGGAGATATATTTGATATAGATCTAGAAAAAGGAACAAAGTTTCCATTATTACATATTAATCCTGTTAGTGTAGAAACAGGAGATGCAACTTTAACTTATAACTTTCAGATCTTTATTATGTCTATGGTTATGCAAGAAAGTAATTGGACAGAGAATAGAGCGCCAGCAGAAGGCAATACTTCAAATGCTTTTAATAAGCTATATAAGACATTAACAAATGAGCAAACTGTTTATAGTGAAATGTTACAAATTGCAACTGACTTTATAAGTATGCTAAGACATTCTAAATTTCAATCAATAAATAGTGAAGAGTTAATTAAACCTGATGGCTTTCCAATAGATAGTAACGATATAAATTTTCCAATATATTTTACAGAAGGACAATTTTCTTTAGAGCCTTTTGCAGAAAGGTTTGATAATCTATGTGTTGGCTGGGTATTTAATATGGGAATAATAGTACAAAACGATTTTAATTCGTGTGGTGTGCCAATACCACAAACTAGAGGGATGGGCTTCTAATGATAGAATATTTAAAAAAAATAAACAAGATAAAATTAGGTAAGGTAGAAATACAAATAATACCTCCTACAATAAGAATAAAATTATGAGCTACGAAGATGTATTAGAAAAATTAGAAGCAATAAGTATTAAGCTAGAAAGCTATACTGACTATCCACAAGCTGCTACAAACAATGCAAAGCGTGCTAGAAAATGGAAAGAAGAAAATGGCTCTGATTGTGGTACAAGAGTAGGTTGGACTCGGTCAGCTCAGTTAGCAGATAGAAAACCTATCAGTCGTGATACAATAGCTCGTATGGCTTCATTTAAAAGACATCAACAAAATAAAGATGTACCTTATTCAGAAGGTTGTGGAGGATTAATGTGGGATGCCTGGGGAGGATCATCAGGTATAAACTGGGCGATTAGTAAATTAAAACAAATAGATAAAAAATAATATGGAAGAAGTTTTAAAGCTAATAGAAAGTTATGGACTTAATGTAGTATTGCTTTTAGGCTGTTTCTATGCTTTATACAATTTCTTCTTTTTTAGTATAAGAGAAGTTAAAGATACATTTTCTAAACACCACGAAAAAAATGCTAATAATATGGAAGAACTAAAAGAAAAAATCAATACAATTTTAACAATATTAAAAAATAAATAAATATGTCAGCAGAATTAACAACAACAATTACAGAATCAGTGATATTGAATGGATCAATACGAGGTTCTTCTAATGTATTAACTACAACAGGAATAGTTGATGTAATGGAAAGAATACTAACATTAGCTCATTCTAATACAACTACAATAGTAACATTTGGATCTACTCCACATTCATCAGCAGGAGCTGTTGATGTCGAAAATGCTAAATATGTTAGAGTAACAAATTTGAGTGCAACAGATGATATGATATTAGCTTTTGTAACTTCAGGAACTAATTATCAAGTAACTGTAAGAGCAGGAGGTTCACATATACTATATCAAGCAGAAGATGCTATATTAGGAGAAGCAGATAGTACGCCTGCATTTAGTGGATTAGCAGATGTAGTAACAATACAAGCTAGACCTAGCGCTACAACAGATGTGCAATGTGAATTATTTATAGCATTAGTATAATGCAAAATGTAGAACGATATTTGAATAGCTTTGGCAAGTATGTTATAAAACAAGCTAGATCTAACTTGACTAAGGGTAAAAAAAATGTAAATAAAAAGCTTTACAACTCTTTAAAGTTTAAGGTAGTTAGAACTGCAAAAGGAGATTATTCAGTAGAATTTTATATGCTTGATTATGGTACTTTTATAGACAAAGGAGTATCAGGAACAAAAAAGCAGCAATCTTATAGGAATGCACAAAACAAAGTAGTTGCATCTCCTTATAGATATACCTCAAAACGCCCACCTGCAACAATACTAGAAAAGTGGATTAAAGCAAGAGGATTAAAAGGTAGAGATAAAGATACAGGAAGATTTATAACAGATAAAGCATTTTCATTTGCTCTACAAAATACAATTTTTAGATCAGGTATAAAAGGTATTAGTTTTTTTTCTAGACCTATCTATTTAGGCACTAGAAAGTTTGGACAAAATATTTTAGAAAGTATAAAAAAAGATATAGTAAAAGAAGTTAAAAATAATAATAAGTAATGGCAACAATAATAGTACAACAACCTTTATACACTTTTGTGCCAGTTGGTCAAGAGTTAATATATACTGTATCAAATAAGAATGCAGTAGCAAATAAAAAACAAGTTAAATTTGTAGCTGAAGTTTATATCAGCGCAGATGTGCCACCTACTTTAACAGGATCAACAAATAAGGTAGCTACATTTAAAACAACGCCTAATAATGCAGGAGTAGGTATTTTTGACCTTAGAGAAGTAATAGAAACTTTTGTAAAAGCAGATAATTTAGCATATGAGTTATCATCATTTAAACTAGAAACAGTTACATCTAATGACTATATTCCAATACATTTAATAGACAAAGCTAGTAGAGCTGCACATTCAATAAAATACTTAGGTATAAAATTTAGTACAGAACGTTTTAGTTCTACTACAAATAGTATAATACAATTTGATGAAGTTAATTCTGACATTAAAAGGATATTTAATGGATATATAAGTTATAATGAAGTATTAAGACACGGTACTGCAAGTGGCGAAGAATACTATTATGGTTATAATATGACTAGATTTAACTTAAATGGAAGTACAAAAGAATTTCTAACAAATGCACCTGATATACAATATGCTAATCAAGATGACTATGGAACAGCCGCTATAATGCTAGGTATTAATGGTTTATTTCCTGCAACAGATGGAGCTGTTAGAATTAAGTTTACTTATACTACATATTTATCAGGAACATTAAGTGAATTTTACGAAATAAAACAACCTAATGGCGGACCTGCTTCAAATTCGCAAATGTCTTTAATATATAACAATATACTTTTCTTTGGTGTATTCCCTGGAAATCTAAAAGGTTGGAGTACAATATATAATGGTATTGGAACTGATATTGATTCTTATAAATTTAAAATTGAAGG